AACGACAAGCCCAGCGGCGAAGGACAAAGCGTATAATGACAGGATTCAGGAGTTGCTTGCAGAACGCATGGCAAAGTTTCAAGATTAATAAAACCAACCAATTATGAACAATTTACCAATGATTGCCTACCGCGTGGAAGAGAAAATACAAGACGTGCAGCTTGTTATTCAGAACCGCGAACTCAGGATTTTTAAAACAGGGACAAAAGAAGCGATCCCGAAGATTGCCCAAACATTAAGCCAATTGCTCCCCGTGTATGGCATTGAGCCAAAGCCTGAACACTTGATGGAGGTTACCGAATTTATTTCAAATTACAAGTTGTTAGCCGTCGATGAAATTAAACTTGCTTTTGAAAAGTTTGCCAAACAAGAACTTGATATTAATGACCATAAATTATACGGTAAAGTTGACCTTCATGCCATTGGGCGAATAATCACGGCTTATATAACATGGAGACAAAAGATATACTTTGCCATGGATTCCGATTTGCAAGCAAAGAAAGAAGAAGAAGATCGCATTAAACGCCTGGGAAAGGTTGCTGAGGAATACGACAAGGACTTTGATAATAAGCTGAAGAACTTTCAAAAGCCGTTGGAAGAAATACCCGTATTTTGGTACGACGAATGCGTTAAGCGTGGTTATATCAATGAATGGGGCGAAGGCGAAAAGGAAGCCTTGTGGGCTGAGGCGCAGGAAATGGCAAAGAACGAAAAGCCCGATTCAGATAATTTAATTGATCGCAAGAACCACATGAGGAAAATAGAAGAAGGAAATATGCCACGCGCGCGCGCACTTGCTTACAAGTTAGCCGTCTGGCGCAAGGTGTTACTAAGATAAGTTTCATAATTTGGTTTTGTTTTGGTGGGGCATAGAAATTATGCCTCACTTTTTTTTAATTTATTTTTGTAAATATTTTTTTATTCAAATAATTATATTTAAATTTACGTATTGAAAATATTTTAAAACTTACCAAAATGAATATTACAAAATACACCTGCAAATGTACCCTTGATAAAAAGCTGGGTCACTTTGTACACGTTATTTTCTCGTACGGCTTCGGCTTGTACGGACAAACGTCGCCGCATTCTCCTGAGGATAACATGGAGATTCACGGCTGGACATTTGAGCCAGAAACCATTGACTTGGAGTTATATCCAAAAATCAACCGTTACAACCTCATGCCTCTTGTGGAGGAGAATGAAATGGACTGGGTAATTATAAATAATTAATCACTTTAAAAACAAACCAATATGAACAATTCATTAGAGCAAGCCAACAACCTTTTAAATTATTACGAAGAAACCGTTATTAAACTTAGACAAGAACTCAACAAGTTAAGCCTTGATAGCCAAAACGATTGGCTTATGTCTTTAGATATGTATATGTATTCTTTGAGATATACATTTAAATTGGTTGATTCTTACAAAGTAACACCGATACAATTTTACAAAGACGAGGTTATTGAAATGATGCACAAATTTGAAAAGCACGCGGCAAATAACAAAAATTCAAGAATGTTTAATTTAAATATTAGTATTATTGAATATTGCGGAAATGCTCTAAAGGAAATGGAAAAAATACCAACGAAATGATTAACATACAAGACTTCGCGTTAAACGCCTGTATATCCATTTGCCCCAACCATATAGTTGAACCAAAGCACTTGCAAAAATGGTGGAGGGAAAAAGGAGTAGGTGAAATTGAAAAATACTTTTGGACGGGAAAGAAAATAAGTTACGATCAGGAAATAGACTGGAAGGCAATAAGTGACCACAAAAAACAAATGTGGTACGATTCTCAAAATTTTCAAATTCAAGCAGGAAATGAATATTCTAAAAGGCAAGGTTAAATACACGGCGGGCAAAGTGTTTGAGGGTCAATACGGACCATCAATCAACGCCGTCATTACATTAGACAATGGCACGGAGGCGCGCGTTTACGGGAAAGCCGACGATACAAAGTTAATGGCATTGAAAAAAGACGACGCCGTGACTGTTATCCACGACGGCAAAAGTTACAAAGTCGCTTTTGACATGGTCACAGCGAACGAAATACCTGAAAAGGTACAAACACCCACCGAAGGCGCAAACGTGCAGCAGGCGGCAAATGTACCGCCAAGAACCAACGGTAAAATGACACACGACGAAATCACGGAGAAAGCCACGTTAATGACCTCGGTTTACGCCGACATATTTCACCAGTTGCAAGCATCGGGGCTTGAACCTGCGCAGGCACAACCTGCCGCTGCCACGATATTTATTCAATTAGGAAAATATTTTTAATCAATTTGGTACGTTTTTTCCCCAGCCTGAAAAATGGCTGGGGTTTTACCGCGCCGCAAAACAAAAGAAAGATGACAGAGAAACAACTTGTAGATTTAGGATTTCAAAGAATTTACTTAGATGAACACTCAAATATAATTGATGAAGAATCAGTAGATTTAGAAAATATTTATTTTTGGTATGAATTAATATTAGAAAATAAAATGATATTTAATTCTAATGCAAATGAAGATATTATAAACAACGAAGATATACTAAACGATAATTGGTATGTTGATTTTTGTTTTGAAGATGCGGCTTATTTAAATGGATTTAAGATTTATTCTTACGAAACGATTAAAAGTATCATTGATTTGTTTAAAAACATAAAATTAAGATAACCATGCTCCTTCCAAAAAAATATATATCAGTCAGCCAAATAAATCTTTGGTACAGTGACCGCCAAAAGTATATCAATAGATACTTTTTAAACCTTCCCGAAGAACCATCCATTTATATGGACTTTGGCAAACGCTTTGCCGAGGATACGGAGGCGTTTATTAAAAACGGCATAATCATGGAGACCTTTCCCGATTTTTACATTGATAAAATACAAAGCTTCAAAGGACTTGAGGCTGAGAAACCAATTAGCCTCTCCATAAACGACATTCAAGTCGTTGGATATATTGATGCATGGGACAGGGAAAATAACCGCGTTATTGACTTCAAAACCTCAGGGAGACCTTGGACAATGGAGACATTGAAAACAAGCCTTCAAATGAAAGTTTACGCGCTGGCAATGTTTGTCAATGGTGATACGATTCCCGAAAGCCAAATCAACTGGCTGGGAACAAAGAGAACAAAAAACGGATTATCTTTTACGGGCGAAAGTTATGAATTAAACCATACCTTTGAAATGGATGACTTACTCAAAGCCATTGTCTTAATTGAGCATACTTGTAAGGAAATAAGCGAGTACTACAAAAGATTTTTAAATGAATGAGAAAAACGAAACAAGGGGTTTAAGGTTCAATGATGAAAAAATCAGATACGACCTTATCCCCCCGTTGGCTCAGCGTGAATGTGCCAAAGTCTGGACGAAGGGACTTGATAAATATCCTGCTGGCAACTGGGAAAAGGGGATGCCATGGAGCGAGGTGATTGCCTCTGCCTTGCGTCACATTGAAGCCATTCGCCTCGGTGAGGACATTGACCCAGAGGACGGTTGCCTTCATGCGGCTCACTTGCAATGCAACGCGCAAATGCTGACTGAATATTATTTTACTAAAAAGGAATTTGATAACCGAAAAAAGTACGAGAAATGAAAAAAGAAACAATTGAAGAAGTTGCAGAAAGATTTTGGCGAAATGATGAAACTATGTCTGATTATGTCCAACAAGCTTATATAACTGGTTTTATCGCTGGTTCTAAATGGCAACAAGAACAAGGTAGAGAAATGGAAAAGGAGAAAATAATGGATTCTTATGTAACTGGGCTTATTGATCCTTTAATAATGAAAAATTACAAAGGGCTTTCCGTTGATGAAATTAGAATAGAGTTAAAAAAACAAGCAGCAGAATATTACAACGAAACTTATAAAAACGAAACAAAATGAGTAAACAAACGGCAGTTGAATGGTTTAATGATGAAATAATAATTCATTTAAATTTTGACCAAAGATTATATCTTAAAGATATTTTTAAACAAGCCAAAGAAATGGAAAAGGAGCAGATAAAAGATGCTTTTGATGAGGGAAATCCAAATGGTTTTATTATTAAATGTGGTGAACAATATTACAACGAAACCTATAAAAACGAAACAAAATGATTTTAACCGACAAAACCATCATTGACGAAATTAGCGAAGGAAACATCGTTATTGAGCCTTTCAACCTTGAAAACCTTGGTACTAATAGTTACGATTTAACTTTGTCAAATACCCTTGTTCTTTACACGGAGCGCGTGTTGGACGTTCGCAAGAAAAACCCATCCACTCCAATGATTATTCCCGATGAAGGTTTGATTTTGCAACCTGGCATTGTTTACCTTGCCTCAACTGTGGAATATACGGAAACACTTCGCCATGTGCCAGTGATACAGGGAAAGTCATCATTAGGAAGATTAGGATTATTTGTCCACGTTACTGCAGGATTTGGCGACGTTGGATTCAAAGGACATTGGACATTGGAATTAATTGCTGTGCAAAGAATAAAGATTTATCCTGGAATGAAAATAGCGCAAATAGTTTATCATGAAATTAGCGAGATGCCTAAAATAAGCTACGATAAAAAGGAGGATGCAAAGTATTCAAATCAAGGCAAAGATCCAGTTGCTTCAAAGAATTATTTAAACAAGCAGCCATGACAGACGAAGAAAGGGAAAAGCAACGGGCGTATGACCGTGAATATTACCATAATATGCCAGCCTTCCAAAAGGATAAAAGAAGGGAGGCAACACGCCTCAGGAATAAGGACAATTACTGGAAGTTGACGGACGAAGAAAGGCAAATAAGGAAAGACAAAAGCCTTGCTTATTATTATGCAAACCATGAGGCATTGAAAATCAAAGCAAAAGAATATCGTGAACGAAAATTAAAAAGTAAATATGAGTGACGAAGAAAAGAAAGCAAAACGCGCCGCCTATATGGTTAAATGGAAGGCAAATTTAAACGCATTTATAAAGGAAAAACGGCGATTAAAAAATAATGAATATAGAAAGAAGGCTCGCGAAAAATGGACGCCTGAGTATTTGGAAAAAATGAGAGAAAGAAATAGGACTTATTATGCAAAAAATAAGGATATATTATTGGCTAAAATGAAAATTTATCAAGAAAACAAAAAAAAAGAAAACCATGATGACTGAAAGAGAAAAAGAAAAGTTAATCAAAGACCTTGCCAACATCTTCGTTGCCGCGGGAGGCATTGTAACTTTGGTATTTGCCATTTATTTTATTGTTGACCTTTTAAAAAAATGGTACTAATGAAATATGAAATCAAGTACAATGACAAACGAATGATTATCGAAGCCGAAAATATGGAAAAGGCATTGGAACAATTTAAGGAATTAAAAATTGATATTAAAAACTTTGAGATAAGCATTTCAAAGTTTGGAGAATACAGGAAATAAATGTGAAGTAGTAAGTTGTTAAAGTGTTCTTCTGTGTCCGTGTCAACCGATGCGGACATTTTTTTTAATTTATTTTTGTAAATATTTTTTTATTCAAATAATTAATATTAAATTTACGTATTGAAAAAACAAAAATATATCAATCATGACAAACGAAATTCAATCTTGGAGATTTTTATACACTCGTCACAGAAGTGTAAAACAAGCAGTAACAAAAACAGGTGCATTGAAAGAAGGAAGAAATAGCAAATGTTCATTCATTGTAACCGATGGCAAAGATTATCATGAATGCTTCATGAAAGCAGTACAGGAATGTAAGTTTAATGAAAACCAATTAGTAGGCGCAAGGAGAGTAAATTATTAATTAAGCAGGGCGGTAACCAATCCGCCCAATTTTTCATTTATAAAAAACCAATTTTATGAAAGACAAAATAATTGACTACGTTCCTCAAAACAAGCGCCTCCCGTACCAAGTTGCGGCTGGTGTTGGCGTTGCCTTCGTGGTTGGGTTGATTTATTCCCCAATCAACACCCAGTATCATTACACTTCATTTGTGCCAGTCATTGAGCGTGACACCGTTTACGTTCACAAAATTACCACGCTTACCTTTCCTGCAAAGGAAGAAAAAGGCGAAGTAAATGAAAAGGCTTATGGCTCAAGGTCGTATGGTTGGGAAATACGAAAAATGAATAATCATGAATTAAGGCGAAATCTGGAAGGCAAAGGATTCAGGAACCTCGATAAAATAGACTTGTTTAAAATGCGTCGTATATGGTTGGCCTATTCATACGAATCCATGCTTATGAACGTGCACCACCTGACCGACTTCCCTGTTTCCATGATCTATTCCTTTTTCATCATTGAGGCGACAACATCAGGCGTTGAAACCGAACTTTGGCGCAAGCACGCGAACGCTGGCGGCGTGAAGGCTTTGAAAAATCAAAAATCCGTAACGTACAAAACACGGGAGGTTATTCGCGGACGTGACAAGTATATTCGCGCCAAGTTCATGAGTGCAAGCACAACGGAAGAAGGCATGAAGCTTTGGGCAGACGTTTTAAATTCTGGAAGGTACGCCGCCTGTAAGAAGGCAAATTACAAGTTGAAAGGCATACGGTTATACGAAAGCATTTGTAAATGCGTGTACAAGTCAGGGTATCACACGGATCGAGATTACAAGTTTCGCGCCTCGTTAATGGCTGAGTTCTGGGAGTTGAAAAAGAACCATTACCCATTGAAAGGGAAAAGAGATGAATTTTAAATTATTTTGCATTTATTTTTGTAAATATTTTTTTGTTTAAATATTACTTTGTATATTTACATATCGAAAGAACGAAACGATATTTCACACAACAAAAACAAAACAAAATGACAACTTTAGAACTCATCGAACAAAAAATGGAAGTAGCATTACAAGCTATTAACGCTATTCTTCCAGAAGGATATTTTGTTGGACAGGCACTTTCATCTACTGATTTTGGAAATAGCGGTTATCTTATCATTAAAAAAGAATGTCCAGTTGAATATTTAATCAATGTATGTAAAGTAAGAATTAGCGATCATTCAGCTACCAATAGCGTAAGACAGGCTACTGAAATTATGGTAGATTTAGTAAGATTTAATCTTGATGATTTAATTTCAAGAGTTGAAAGAGCGGTTTATCCTGAAAGATTTGAGCAAGTTGAAATTAGAACATTGACTGGCGATGTATTAACATCTAATTTTCAAGTAGGTCGCAAGCCATTCAATACTTTGACAGAGCCTACTTTCTTAGGCGAAGTTATCGGCAAAAAAGGTAATTTACTACACAGCTATTCTTGGATGAAAGAAGATGTGCGCTACGAATGGAGAAGAAAATAATTATTAATCACCTCAACAGGGCAGCACCCCCAGCTGCCCTAATTTTTTACACACAACAAAAACAAATTAATCATGGAAAAAAATTTCAACAATTTACAATTTAAATGGACATTCGAATCAATTTCGGATAACATCCCAACCATCATGCTTTTAACAATCGTTTTAACGTATGGCATTAACGCCTACCTAACCGCCATTTTTCTCCCCATTGACTTTTGGCTTGCGATTATTGCCGCCAGTATCTTGCAACTCGGAAGGTTTGCCGTGGTTTTCATGGATTTCTTGAATCCAACCAAAGGGCGAAGTACTTACCCTCCGAAGATTGCCCTGGGAGCTACCCTTGTCGCCTTGGTTGAAATCTTCTTTGGCTTACAGGAACAATATGAAGGCGGCGAATTTATCACCATGTTTTTATTCGTTGGAACCATCATTGTTTTCGGTTACCTTCTTGAAATCAACTTTGTTGACAAGGGCGTTGAGGCTTATGGTATCAATGCACCTGAGCCAAAGCCAAAGCGCAAAAGGAAACCACGCGTAAAGGTTGAGGTAAAAGAAAACAATGAAACCACGGGAACAACGGCAAAAAACTTTGTATCTTCATTCAAAACAATAACCTTATAGCCATGATAAATGAATTTGTAAGTTATGAAATGGCTTTAGCGCTCAGGGAATTTGGATTTAATGAACCTTGTTTTACATATTATTATAACGTTACTGGTAAATTAAGAACAAATTTATCTATGGATATAGATAATGATTTGAATTACATGCTTAACAAAAAATTAGGAATTACTTTAGCGCCAACATTTTCCCAGGCATTTAGATTTTTTAGTGAAAATTATGGTTTAGATTATTCAATTATACCATATTCTGAATTTATCAAAAATAATTCATTAAAATTTTTTAATGCTGTTATTTATAGATATTATAAAAATATGAATGTTCAGGCAGAAATAATTAGAATAGACGGAGAGATTGCAACGTTTGTAAATAAAAATCAATTAGAATTAATGCTTTTGCAAAAAATGATTGAAACAATTAAAAACAAATGAGGACACTAATAGGTGTTGACCCAGCGTTAAGATTAAGTGGCATGGCGGTTTGCATTATTGCAGACCGAACCATGATTTTTAGAAAGTATAAAAGGTTTGCTGATTTCATCGGAGACGTTATAACCTGGGTGGCATATGAAAACCCCATTGTTCTTGTCGAAGATTCAAGCCTTCAGAATGTGACTTTTAATAATTCAATAAACCGCGCGATCCTTTCCAAAATGTCCCGCAACGTTGGCATGAACCAAGCCGCTTCGCGAATTGCTTATGAATGGATAAAAAGTTACAACTTGGAAGCATACAATATTAGCCCTGAGGCAAAGGGTAAAAAGTTTAATAAAGACATATTTATGAAAGTGGTCGCAAGTGAGCGATTGAAATTTGAACCAGATTTTAAACCAGCCAAAATAAGCCAAGACGAAATCGACGCTTTTTTCCTTGCGCTTATGGCAAAAAATTATATCAAAAGATGATTTATATATGTAAAAATTGCAGCTCTGAATCAAATAATATGGATTTTGGGGAGTATTGCGAAGATTGCGGAGATTTTACAAGGGAAAAAACGATGCCTGAGAAAAGAGAATATACGCATGATTTGATATGGCAAAAGTACCTTAAGGATAAATGCCCTGTTTGCGATGGCAAAGTTGATTCTGATTCACAATATTCGCACACCGAAAGTGGAGGTAAATGTATGTCAAAGTATTTTTCTTGCGAAAGTTGTTTCAGTCGCTATACCGTTGGATACAACAGAATTATTCAACCAATAATGTGTGAAATAACATATAACGCTGTACACAAATAAAACAAAGCAAAATGAAAAATAACGAATTAACCGACGGATTAACCATCGAACAATGGAAGGAGGCGCAAAGATGTTTCAACGCGCGCCCAGCTCCTATTCGCTTTGCCGACACGGTAAATAGCAAACAATCGGTAATAAATTTTTACTTGAATCCTTTGATTCCTGAGACGATGCCTGCCTATCAATCAATGAATAAAGAAAGAATGATAAGCATTTGTTACCAACTTTATCATGCAAAGGAAACCGATACTTTAAAAGAATCAGCCGCAAGGCTTATAAAGCTTATAATTGATTGATTATCATTTGTTAAATTGTTGATGTGTATATCGGGGCTGGCATTTGAACCAGCCCTTTTTTATTTAAAAGATTACCCCTTGCGTTTTCGCATAATCAACCACCGCCCGTGCATGAGACAAAGCCAACGTATTTTGAAACACGGGGTCAAACATCATTAACGCGTCGTGGTAATTTGTAAAGAAGCCGTTTTCGCTTAATACCGCTGGCATATTTGTTTGAGTAATAACAAAGAAACTTTCTTCTTTATCCTTATCCCCGTCCGTGGTATCCATGCGATAAACCCATTTGGGAAAAGCCTCCTGAACCTCGTTAAACAAGAACTCAGCGTAAATGTCCGACCTTGTTTTGCCCTTGCTCGTAAACACCTCGAATCCCCTTGCATTGGGCGAAGCCGCCGCGTTACCGTGGATGCTTAGGTATAACGAATCTTCGTAATTTTTTGCGTTAATATTTGCCTTCGCCACGCGCTTTGCGAGGGTAATATCCAAGACAGAATCGTAAACGCGAACCACTGGAAACCCCCAGTCAATTAAATACTGCTCAATCTTTGCCGCAACGTCTCGGTTGAACACGCCCTCAAAGAACCACCCGTAACCGTGGAACTTTGCATTGTTATGCTGAGCGCACTTTGACGGGTATGTCGTATAATTGTAAGGTAACTTTTTTTTTACGTCAATGCCTCCATGACCCGCGTCAATAAAGATGCAAAATTTAGATGCTTTCATATTTTTATATTTTTAAGGGGAATAGAAATTAATCTACTCCCCTCGGCACTAAGGTAGCGAATCCTGCTGCGCCTATAATTTGAATCCAATCAATGCAAAAGCTGCACTAATCAATGATAACTTTGCAGGCAATTTTACTTCAATTTCTTTTCCAGCACATTCGCGGCTTGTTTCCTTAATCTTATCCCAAATTATTTGGGCTAACTGGATATATTCGCGCCACGTGAATTTCACTTTATTGCCTTCCAAGTGTACATTGATTTCACTTGCAAGCTCCGCAAAGTTCATTGAATAACAAGCGATGTCACCAAGTGGACTTTTAACTGTATCAGCCGATTTTAAGGCTTCTTTTAAATTAGTCTGCATGATTATTTATTTTAACGATTAAAAAAACGTGTAATTAAAACGCCAAGGTTTACGCCTGTAATGCGCTTAATATTTTCAGCAATAGAATAAAGCTCCACCGTTGCAATCAAGAACGCTGCCATGTACGTAATGTTGAATGGCAGGGAAAACGTATTTCTTGCACCCTCGAAAATTAGGATACCACAAAAATATACAACTATCTTTTCCATTGTCCTATAAAGCCCTTTGCTATTTATCTTTTGCTGCTCTTTTCTTGCTGCCAGGATCCCAGTTGCCATGTCCGCAAATACGACAAATACCGTGAATATTAAAAATCCCTTTATTGGTATGAAAAAAGAAAAAATATAACCGCAGCAAATCGCATATGTTATTTTCTCCCATCCAAGGTGCAAAAAGTTGATTAATGTTGTTTTCATTATTCTTTTTTTATTAGCCTAACATCATTGTCCACGGTTGCAAATTTACCGTTAGCAAACTTGTATAAGTCATAGCGCACACCGTTAAATGAAAAAGTGATTTGATTTGTAAAAGTCGAGAGTAATAGGTTTGTTGAAATGGTATATACTTTGCCGTTGTCAGGATTAAAGATTAATCTTTTGTTAGCATTCAACTGTATTTCACCAAGGATATTTTCACCATTAAATACCAATGTCCAATCGCCAAGGAAAGCCGTTGAATCCCTGATTGCCGTTGATGTGTAAACAGGTCTTCCGCTTATCTGTTGGTGCAAATCATTTTGTAATTTAATCAACTGATTAATTTTTCCACGCCCAATATAACCGCGAGCTATTTCTGCTATTTTGTTAGAATAATTATTTGCTAAATAAAGTATGCGGTTAATAGCTTTTAAACTGTCTCCATAATTATCAACTGTTTCAATTATGCTTGAATCAGTAAATAGTGTTTGTTTGACAACAAAATAAGTGTTGTTTGCTTTCCTTACAAAAATCGTATCAGATATAACATCTTGACAATAAATGATAGAAGGAAATAGGAATAAAAAAAGTATTTTTTTCATATTATTTGTTTTCTAGAATTAATAATCTTTGTTCAAGTGACTTTATTTTATTATTTGCCTCTTGCAATGCTTTGACAATTATAGGCAAAAGTACACCGTATGATGCTTCAAGTTTTTCATCTACACCGCTAACAAGATTAGGTATATTTATTCCTAAATCTATTTGCGCTTGTTGTAAATCTTGAGCTACAAAACCTATTTCAGGAATGCCTATTTTACCTCCATCCCTCATGTCCCAAACAAAAGAAACAGGCTTTAATTTATCAATAAAATTCATACCATAATTTAAAGGTAATATATCTGTTTTATCTCGAATGTCTGAAAGTCCTGTTATTGTAGTTACTTGAGCGCGAATAGTTGCAATTGAACTATTTCCAAGCGTTATAGTGTTATTTACATTAGATGCTGTATTTACAGCACCATTACCAATAAAGGTATTGTTTGAACCAGTAATATTTGCATTTGTCCCAGCATTCCATCCAGCATAATAACCTATTGCCGTATTTTGAATCCCAGTTGTATTTTCATAAAGAGTTAATGAACCAACTGCCGTATTTCCAAGCCCAGTTGAACCACCTAAAGAAGCGTAACCAATAGCAACATTATTGCTTGAGGTAGTGTTTGAATATAATGACTGTCTACCTAAAGCTACATTTTGACTACCACTTGTATTTGAAAACATTGCATCCATTCCAACTGCCATATTATACGTAGAAGTTGTATTTGAAGTTAATGCCCTGTAACCTAAAGCTACGTTCATAAATCCAGTTGTATTTGATTTCATTGCTTCATATCCAATAGCCGTATTTGCTGCGCCGTTGTTACCTCCAGTTGGTGTATTGTTTACTAAAGCATCAAATCCTATCGCAAGATTACTGTTATTAGATGACTTTCCATTAGATATAACTATATTTCTAATTTGTATTGAATCACTAAATGTTTTAAAACCTTTAAATGTTTGTGTGCCTATTGTAACAACGCCTCTTGCAGTTGCACTTGCGTTTGGTACATTTAAAGTAATGACTGGCGTTGTTGTACTATTTGCTACGGTTGATGCTAAATCCGTGCCAGTTGTTCCTAATGTCAATGCCGCTACGCTTGTGACTGTTCCACCGCCACCAGCACTTCCACCGACTTGTTGCCATTTTGGTACTTGCCCAGCCTTGTAAAGCCACAATGTCTTTTCAACTGTATCAAGAATGATATATGCCGAGGTATCTGAAAAGGGAACAATTTTACTTGTGGTATCTGCTCTTATGCCTCGATACACCAGCCCGTCGGCAGTCGTTTGTTCACCCAATGTTATCTTTTGATTTGCATTCCCTTGATATTGTGCCATGGCAAAGGCTGGGAAAAGGAGGAGGAAAAGAAGTTGTTTCATGTTTATGTTTTTGTTATTTAATTGCCAGCCATGAGAATGATACCAAGGTTGCGTTTATTGCAGGAGTGCCGTCGTAATTTTTTACTTGCACGGTAAATGTACTTGAAGTTTTACTTGATACTTGTAAAATGTATGATGTGCTTCCAAATACAGTAAGTAAAACAGAGGTTGGCTCACTTACTAAATTATGCGTTACACTTATTAATTCACTTCCTGAAATGGTTGAACGGTTGCTTTCTAAGCCCCTTGTCATTAACCCAGTTTGCGCCACCGTTGTTACCATGCCAACGACGTTGCTTCCATCTTTACCAAGTAAACTTGAAGGCGTTGCCGTGGTTGTGGATAAAGTCACCGCGCCTGAAATTGTGCCTCCTGAACTATTGAATTTTGAATCAATCCTACTTGATAATGATGCTGTGTCTAAGTTGGTAAGAACATTGTTTCCAGCTTCCGTGATGTTGCCTGTGACACCAAGAGTACCATTAACATACAATGTATTTGGATGTAAATCATTACCCGTTGCATCTGATTTTATTCCAACATTACCTTGAGGGTCTTGAACTAATCCTAAATACTGTGTTCCCTCTGTACTTGATATAAATCTAAAACCACGCTTTGCCGAGGCTTGAGCTATACTTTCAAATGTCATTGAAGATACGCTTGATGTTGTATATATTTTAGACCTTGCACTTCCAGCAGTTGAAAAAGTAATTCTACTTTCTAAATTATTATCATTTGCATCTATGTTTAATTGCGTACCAACGCTACTTGATAATCTTAAATTACCCGTCAATGTTCCACCTGTCAATGGCAAATAAGTTAATGCCGCTGCCCCTGTTGTGAGATAATTTGAATTATCATACGTTATACTTATTCCACTTGCTTTGACAAAGCCCGTGCCGCTTAACGTGTTTTGCTTTGTGTTAAATCTTGATGTAAGGTTTAATTGAGATGTATCAGCATCTCGAAAGTAAGGTAATAACATATTTGTCGTGTCAGCTTTCCGAAGGTATGGGACCAACATATTTGAAGTGTCCAATAAATTTAATTTTGTGTTAAATCTTGATGTAAGATTTAAAGAAGTTGTGTCAGTATCTCGAAAATAAGGAGTAAGCATGGAAGCCGTGTCGCTTATGTTTACCTTTAAATTCAACGCCGTTTGCGTTGTTGTTGATACGGGCTTATTAGCATCCGAAGTATTATCCACATTACCCAAACCTACCATGATTTTCGTTATTCCCGAAACCGTACCTGTAAACGTGGGATTTGCCAACGGTGCAACCGTGGTAAAATCAACTGCCACCGTGCCCGTGGTTGTTATCGTTCCACCAGTTAACCCTGTTCCTGCCGTGACGCCTGTCACCCCTTGTAAGTCGGTAAACGTTGGCGTAAATGTACCTCCGTCATATTGGGTTAAAGTCAACGTCTTTGTCGTTGTTCCTGAAAACTCAGCATTGTTTATTTTGTCATTGAATGCAACATTCCAATTGCTTGAATTATTTGCAATGCTTGAAGCCCAAGCGCTGCCCGTGGATACCGCTATTCCTGCCTCAGGGTAAACGGGATTAGGAAATATACCCGTACCAACCGAACCAATTCCCGACACCGTAACAACCGTGTAATTAGCGCCTGATTTGAATGAGTTGGAAACAATGGTAATTTTATTAGTATCTGTTAAATTGTATTGAGTATTTATAAGAAGCTGCCCATTTCTAAACACCAAAATAAAAGACTTAGATTGGATGGGAAATTTTGATGTTACCGTCCAAGTTAAAACGCTTGAAGTAGCTGGTGCATATTCCTGTTTTAAAATCTTTATGGTATCATTCCCAATTGCCACGTCAACAATTGAATCCCGTATCCTCGAAAATACAACGGCTGAATCAAGTAACAAAGTACCTGTCGTGGTAATTGTTCCACCTGTTAATCCGTAGCCCGTGGCAACACTTGTAACCGTGCCGTTGCCCTTTGCGTTTATCCTGTTGGAAAGGGAAGCGGTATCGGTTGCGTTTAATTTTAATGCAAACCTTGAGGTAAGATTTAATAAACTTGTATCAGCATCTCGAAAGTAAGGCGCAAGCATTGAAGCCGTGTCAGATATATTTAATTTGCTATTTATACGCGTGTTATAATTCGATAACATCGAAGCCGTGTCACTTGTATTTAATTTTGTTGCAAGTCTTGATGAAAGCTTTAATAAAGACGTATCTGTTAACTCCATTAAAACACTGAGGTCAGCCGAAACCGTACCCGTTGTTGTGATTGGGTCAGGTGAAACAAGGATTCCCGTACCTCCTGAAATAGAAGTTAAACTTCCCGATCCTCCACCACTTCCTGCACCGCCACCACGCGGAAAAATAACCGTGTAATTATCATTGACTTTGAATGATGAAGCTGCAATTACCACGCTTGTTGAAGTTGGTATCGTGTATTGCGAAGGCAAAAGTATTTGTCCGTTACGATAAACTTGAACGACGGTAACTCCCCCAGGAATCAAAGTGTCACTTTGTGTCCATGTTAAAGTTGAAGATGTTACCCCTGTGGTATAATCCTGCCTTGCATATAACCTTCCCGTTGTATCCGCGTATGCTTTTGTGGCATAGTTAGCAAGCATCGAAGCCGTGTCACTTACCAAAAGGGCTGCCGTTGTGTCGCGCCAAAGTTTTTCACTTGATTTATAATACAAAGAAGCCCTGTCAACGGGTGAGGTTATCCGAACATCGTGAAGCTCATCCAATTCCTGCCCGTTGCGAATTTTGACAAACAATTCCCCCGAACCGTTATTACTTTTAACACATACGCCAATATATACGCTGTGTTGTGGTGCTTGTGGCTTTGTTGAAGTCAATGCACCTGCCACCGTTGGCGATAAATAAACCGCGCTATCTTCCGTTAAGGCTGAGGTATTTAAGCCTGTTATTAAGCCTTCGGTAATTATAAAACCGCTTTGATTGTCCGCAATGTTTTCAGCCACTACACCAAAAGTGTTAGCCGAAAAAGCATCCGTTACCGCTAAACCTTTTGCCACTGTTATTCGATTGCCCTGACTTCCTGCCAAATAAACCACGTCACCCTTTGCCAATGGTGCACCTGTTCTGTTGTTCACGCGTTGGTGTAATTGTTGCCCAATGACATTGGTAACGTTACCACCTTTTAGCCCTTGTATCAAAGAACCCTGTGTATCATTGTATTCTACTTCTCCCACACCCACCGTGCCATTCTTTGTCGTGTTGAAGGTGATGGAATCAAATGGCATTGTTAAACCGCTTGTTCCACCGTTGACCAAGTTCCAAACATTGGAGGTAAAATCAAACGTATAAAATTTAAGGTTAACCGTATCAAGAATCACCCACGCGTTTTGATTGTTTATCGGTTGAATGGAAGCCGTGTCGGACAATGCCCCACGCCAAACAAGCCCGTCGGCTGTGGTCTGGAATCCAAGCCGTTGTTTGTTTAATGTGTTTGGGTATTGCGCGAAAAGGCTGAGGGAAAGGAATAAAAAAAGAATTGAAGGCAATGTTTTTTTGCCTCCAATCTTTCGAATCAAATTGCTCCCTACTCTGAAAAAAAGTTCTTGAATCAAAACCTCTCCGATTTTTCCTAATGCCTTTAAAAACTTACGTTCCTTTTTTGGTTTTATTTCTTCACTCATAGTACTATTCCCATCGTGTTATAAATATCAAATATTTCGTCATCCTCATTACAAGTTGCCTCAGGGCAACCAATGGCGCTGGGAATAAATCCAAGTAAATTACTTGCGCAAGTACACAAATAGTCCTTAATCCTTTTCTTCTTTACTCCCAATCTTTGAAGCATGGTGTCTTGATAAAATTTTAAGCCGTCAACCCCCACGTTTTGCCCGTACTCGTTATCCAATGTATAAAGTCCATTTGTACCAAGTTGCATCACCATATAAGGGGCTGCTTCATATAACACGGCGTTGGCGCAAAAGCTTTTCAAATGGTCATTCCATAACGCTTGATAAGCCGTTGACGTGAAGGCGGTTGAACTCCCTTTTGCAGCCACCAAGGTGTCGTAAAAAGATACGCCGATAGCTGGGACAATCCATTGAAATTCTGCATCCTGAATGTGAGGGCTTATAAGGCTTTTATCAAGTCGTATATCCGCTGGCGTTGGTCTTGCAACTCCGCCGCTTATAACCTCAGACGGTTGTATTAGTTGGCTCATTTGTTTCGATTGGTGAATAACCTAATATTTCCCTTTTTTCATCTTGCGTCAAATTATCCTCAACCTTTATTTCGCCCATGAATGACACAGGCAAAGTGTTTGATATGGAGAATTGAACGTCTTTAAAGGCTGGGTTATAAAGCCCAATTTCGGCTAAATAAGGATTTATAATTTTAGATAGCATCAAGTTTTGGCGCGGCTTAATCACCGTACTTTGAAGGTACTCCATTTCCTGACGTATCTGTTGATTGCTTCCAAGTTGCCCCGCCGTGGCGAAGCCTGCAAGTGACTTGCTCCACCTGTTAGCCACAACAATGGCTGAGGCTGCCAAGTTTTGCAAGTTTAAAAATTCTCCCTCACTTTCTTTGGAGGTGGGAATCCAATTTGCTTTTAATTTTTCGTCACGGAGAACCTGAACAAATAACTTATGATTATTCCCCATTCCTGTGAACTTGCTTTCAATACCTTCAACCAATTTCTTTGCTTGGTCGGGCGTAATTGAGCCGAAGAATTGCATCACCCCAGAAGGCATGAAGCCGTTTTCAAATTTACTTGTATTAAACCGCTGAATCCTGTATTCAATTTCAGCCCACATTTTTGCGCCAATCCACTCAGGTAAACCAAAGTAAAAATAGCCTGCGGCGTATTGCTTCACATGGATAACGCTTCTTTGCGTTCCGTCTTCAAATTTCTTAAAGTCAGGATAAATCGGCACTTCCCTAAATCCTTCGCTTTCATAAAATACGCCGTCGGTGGTGAGTGGCACTTCTTCCCAATTATCATAAATACCAACGGATTTAATTATTTGGTCGGCTTCCGCTTTTCGAATACCAACGTTATAAACTGGTACATGATAAATATAAGTAAATGGTTCGCTGCCTACTTTGCCTTTAACAATTTCGCAAAAGCTATTTCCAAAAGCATCATAGTCAAAAGCAAGTTGAGCCAAAACCTCCTGAAGATTTTGCCCGTGTAAATTAACCTGTGAAATAACATCTTCTATTTCGCTTAAAGAATCGTCGGTAATAACTTCACCCTTCATGGACGTGGTAAGCAATGTGTTTGCTTTGCCCTTCATCGGGATGAAGCCGTCACCGACAACCATGTTTGTTTTATCTTCGATTATTCTTCGTAAAGTCGGCGAATTATTTACAATAGCTATGAGGCTCTTTAAAAAGTCATCCTTTTGTGTAAAGAACCGCACCCATTTTGCCCCCGTAAAATCAAGCCTTTCCCGTGACGGCTCATTAAAAATGTCCTCCTTTACAAGCATTGTATTGGAGGTATCTAAGGTAACCGAAGCAAGTAAAGGGCTTTGATTCCGTTTACTTACTCGATTGTTCCGATTCGGGACTGCCTGTATTTTCTTTAATTGTTGGCTCATAGCTTTTTTTCTCAGGGGTATAAATGACGTGTTGCCCAACGTCCTGAGGGCTTGATTGATACCAAGCCCTCAATTCGTTTTGTGAAAGTTCGCCGATAGTTTTTCGAATAATGCCAGCTTTGCCCGAAAGGTCAGCCCCCACGTAAAGCATTTGTTTGCTTTTTTCTCTAACTATCATACTTTTATTAATCTAAGGCGTTCATCACTGTTGCGCCGTTAACAATAAATCTTGCTTTCTCCGTGGTTCTGCAGGTAATGGTAAGCGTTTCTTGATTCGAATCGGTAAACAATGCACCTGATAAACCCTCCGCACTTGTTAACCTTGCAACCCTTTTCTTACCGCCAACTGGTTCAACGCCCCAAATCCAATAGTTACCCGTATTTTCAACGTGCACACAAACCAAACCGCACGCTTGATTTGCCATGTCTTGAATAAGGTTGCGTAATTCCTGGTCACGGCAGTTGATTACACCTGTTAAACTTTGCTCAATGGCTACTGACAAGGTATCAGGGTCTTGCGTAACCGTTTCCGTGAACGCGCCTGAATTATCCCTGAATTCAATCTCGTAAAACACGGCAGCCGTGGAAGTCATTGTTATTGCCGTGGTTGCTCCTGATGCGTTGTTGGTTATGCTTGTCACCTGATTAGCATTGGCAACATAAAATTTGCCAATACCTCCTGCGCAAGTGCCATCCGTACATTGATTAAGCCAACCGCCTGTTATTGCGCTCATTCGTTATTGATTAGTAGCCTAAGCTGATTAATGATGGGTGAATATAATTTACGCCCATTTTAAAGCGCGCTTTAATATACACCTTTTCGTCTTTCTGGTCATACCAAAGTTCCAAAGCCGTTTCAGGGCTTAACACGTCTGTTGCAAGTACCTTGTTTTGTGGCGTGGTATATTCAACGTAATGAGGCTTGGTTGTTCCAAGTGACGTTGCAATGTCGTCCCAACGGAATTGAGGAATCACGGTTACGCCACGGAAGGTGAATTGTTCAACGCCGTTAATTAACTGAAGTAAACCGTAGTCACCGCCACCGCCGTTTTCAATGTCCTCACGAAGCTGAGAATAAACGCTTTGCGTTACATTGAATACCTTTTGATTCGCAGGTAAACCTTTCAACTGCAAAGGAGCTTGGTCATACACCGCGCGAAGGATTGCGAAGCCGTCACCCGCCCCAAGGTCAGAACCTGAACCAGTGTTGCAACGTGGAACCAAATCTTGTGCAACTAACTGAGGATAGTAAACAGTCCAAAAACCGTCTAATGAATCAAAGTTAGGATTGTTTGAAGATTGGTCACCGAAGTAAGAAAGACGGGTAATGTCATTTCTTATCGCCTGTTGTGTACGGGTCAATAAAATATTTTCAATCAATGTTCCTGAAACATCTGGAAGCCTTGTACCTGTTTTTAACAACTCTTCAAAAACGGTATCCTCAAATTCATCCCAACACATTTCCAAATCAACCTTCATTTTTTCAACGTCAATGGTGCGCTGGTAAATATCAACAGAACCAATTGGATTAAATCCGCATCCAGAGTATTTTCTTACAATGTTTTCCAACTGTTGTACAAAAACCATTTTCTTTTTATTAGCAACGTTTCCAAGTACACGGAATTGTCCGCGAAGGTCATCGTCAAAGAATACTGGTTCTAAAAAAATGTTATTTGCCTCCGTGCCTCTGAAGGACACGTCTAATTGGCTTATTTCAACTAATGCCATTTGTTTTTAATTTTAAAGGTTTGGATATGAAATGGTTGCAGACGTATTTGTTAAAACAAATGAATCCTCAATACCAAATGAAAACTCTGTCTTTGCGCCTGCGGTTGTTGCCACTGCAAATAATACTTTCCAATCATTACCAGGATTTAACGCTGAAGTATTAATTTGTAAAATTGCCGTTGGTGCTGAGGACTGCCAGTTGGCGTATGCCTCCTTTCCTGATTCGTCCATAACGGTAACCTTGTAAAAATCACTTGCGCTTGTTACGCCTGTAAGCGGCGCAAAGTTCAAACGCTTTCCAGCTGAGGAAGTGCCATAAGTGAAGGAAACTGGAATGCGATCCGTGAAGGTATCAATTCCATATAATTTTTCCGCGTTGATTCCACCTGCATTTGCATAGGGGTTGGTGCGGTTTAAATTGTTTTGCCCGATATATGTGTTTGAATCGAGAAAACCATTAACGTTTGCTGTTGCCATTATCTTTGTGAGATTTTAGTTTGAACTAATGAAGCGAAAGAATCAAAGTAACTCGATTTCGCTTTTGTTTCCTGAACCTTTTCATTTGCTGAGCCGCCCGAAGGAAGTCCAACGCCTTTTTTAACTTGCGCCCTAAGTGCGACTAATTCATTTCCCAATGTTTCCAAAACCGATTCAATTTCAGTAATTGAGTTCTTTTGTTCTTCGGTCTTTTTGTACATTGATTCCATCTCCTGTTTTTGCTTTGAATGAATAGCATCCATTTCATCGGGAGATAAAACAAAGTAACCTAAATCTTTTAGTAAAGTAATAGCCATTTCAACTTCATCGTTTTTTGGCACATCCTCAACTACTTTTTGCTCCTCAATAACATTTTCCACGGTGGGAGTTTCATCTATGCTATTAAGAAGGCTTTTGATTTTTTCTAAAATAGAACTACCCATTTCATCTTCTTTTTTTGTATTGTTTAATAATGCGGCTGGAACATTCAAGAACTTGTTTAGGCTATTTTGCAACGGTAACATATCTATGTTTTTTTCGCCAACTTTAACAATTTCATCAATGAAGCCAAATTCAAGTGCCTCCTGAGCGGTCAGCCATGTTTCAGCTGCCATCATATTGGTAATAATTTCTTTTAGGTTGTTTTGGTATCCCCTGCGTTTAATAACCGAAGCCGTGTAAATGTCAAGTAACTTTGCCTCCATCTTGTCTAATAATTCAGCCGTTGCCTCGAGTTCGTCGGCGTTACCCATCGTATAACTCCAAGGTCGGTGGATCATCATGAAAGCATTTTCAGTCATCTTAACATTATCCGCTGCCAACAGTACAACCGTTGCAATGCTTGCTACCAAGCCGATTCCTGTTGCCGTGGTTTCTTCGGGATAGTTAGCAACTAAGTCAGCAATACCCATTCCTTCGGTGACTGAGCCACCGCCTGAGGATATCGTTAAATTAATTGGCTGCCCGTTCGCCTGGTTAATCTTTGCCCTTACCGAGTTGTAAGAATTAACCGATTCCGAAATTTCCCCTAAAATATCTATACTTACTTTTGCCATGTTTTTTGCTTTGTCCTTTTGTATCGCCTTGTACTTTGCCTCCGCCCAAACTCTCATGGCACTGCCACCCCATGCGTCGTACATTACTGAGCCGCAAATCTCTGAACCATCTTCATCAAAATATTTGCCCTGGTCATACGTTTCCGCGCGACTTAAAAAGGAGTAGGTGCGTTGAACCGTTTCTTCCGATAAGCCTTCACCATTTGCGATTTGATTTGCCCTTTGCCAACCAACAAGCGTGCCGCAATCCGAACCATTCTTTTCCTTATGGTCAAGTGCGCGTCGTGCGTTGTTCTTTGCTGCATCTGGATAATCCGCGTATGTCATAAAATAAAAATAATTTATTTACAAAATTACTCGGTCTTCTTTTTATCTTTTCTTTTTTGCTTGATTTGAAAACCAAACCGCTCAGGGTGCTGAACCATGTTATAAACGTGCTTCTTAGAAATACCCGTGCGTATGCTTATTTCCATCATAGCATCCATCTTTGAATCATTTGAATAAAGGCTATTTGGGTAAAGCTGCATGACCATATATTTCGCCACCGTCTTTTCCTTTACCACGTCGGTTTTAACGAGGAAGGAAATAAGATGAAAAAAGCTGGGAACAATACCTTCCTTTTGGCAAAACGCACTGTATTTATTCAGTATTTCATGCGTAAAATCCTGTAATAAATCTTCGTTAATCATTTCAAAGTCATCCATTTTCATTCCAATATTGTACGATTTGCCTCATTTTACCGACTACTTTTGTCCGACACGCGGGACAATTTCGCCTCTCAGGCTCGTAATGATTAACAAAATTATTATAAACATTGAACAAATAATCCATGTCCGCTGGGTCAATGCTTAAAACCCTGTAAGTTCTATTGACCGTGGCGATAACTTGCGCTTTGTATTCCTCGGGAATGCGTGAACCAAGCTCTCCCCAAATGTTTCCTATCTTCATGCAATTACACATTTATAAAGTGGCGTTTATTTTTAACTTATTTCCCTCGGCAAGATCGCGCGCAATGTCCTCGCTCACAACGTATGCCTGCAGTCTGTCTATCCTGTTGTTTATCGCATCTGTCTTCGCCTCCATGACTTGCAAAAATTCGTTCATGTTATTTTGTAAACCCAAGCCTTGTATCGGCGGACTTATCGGTGGAACCATGCCACCCTCAGCAAATCCTTTGATACCAAGTTTCCTGAATGTGGGAGAACCACCTAATAAACTTTGCTGGCGTTGATTCAATACCACCTCACCACGTTTAACATACGCAAGTACATTGTCGCCATTTGACCGCGTTGGTATGTTTTGCTTTTGATTCACCCGTTGCCCTGTGACCACGCCACCCTCAGCAAGCGGTTGGGCTGCAATGGTTGCAATTTGTGCGGCGGCTGCAATACCCGTTGGAATGGCAAGTAAGAAGCTACCTTGTGCCAAAGCCCTTTGAAAAGCTAAAGCACCCTGAATGATTGCTTGAATAATGGCAATGCGTTTTTCTTCCTTTGCCGCTTTGATTCTTATCGCTTCGGCTTCCTTTTGTTGTTGTTCAAGTAATAATTTTTGATTTGCGATGTCTCTTTCAATTCTTTTCTTTCTTAATCCACTTGCTTTTTCAGCCTTTGCCTCCAGTTCTGTTATATTGTTTTCCGTGTTAGTTATTTGCTCGTTAATCGCCTCAGCTTCCTTTTCGGCTCTTGCTTGTTGGAAGGTTGCGATAATATCAGTAACAGAAAGAATTGAATTACTGACCGATTCAATTAATTTTTGAGTATTTTCTTGTTTGTCTTTTAATTGCTGGTCATTTATTTCTTTTTGTTTTTTCGCTGCGTCGGCTGAGTTTTTAATTATTTCATCTTGAACCTTTTTCAAATCATCCTTTTCTTTCTTTGCCAAATCCGAAGCCTTAATACTTTTCAAAGGTTCAACCGTCAACGGAAGCGTCGCAAGTTGCTGGGCATCCTGAAGATTTTTAAGCAAGTTTCCACGTGAGGCATCTGCTAAGATTTGATTCTGTTGTTCAACCGCTGACTTGATTTGATTATTAATTGCATTCAACTTTACCGCCAATTCTTTCTGTGTCCCCGAGCCAACCACGGCGTTGGAAAACGCGGCTTGCAATTTGCTTCGTTCATCTTCAAGGGCTGCAAGGGAGCCAGCTGCATATTCTTTTGCCGCGTCCCTGCCTCCTTTATTTGCCGTGGTGCTTAACTCTTTATTTTGAGCTTTTAATCTTTTCTTTTGTTCTTCGGCGTTCTGCTTTTCAAGTGCAATCCGATCCTTTTCGGCTTTCTCAATGGCTAACTTATCCTCCTTATCTATCTTTTGTTTTTCGGCTCTAAATACATCTCGATTCGCTTTCAATGCACCGCTTATGCTTCCCGTAGTAAAAAAGGTTGTTAACCCTGCCCCCATTGCTTTTAAGGTTGCAGGAAACTCATTTGCAAAATCAAGTAAACCGCCTAATAAGTTGTTAAAAAATATCTTTGCTTTAGAGGATATAATTGTAAATTCTCCTCCAAACTTTGTGAATGATTCATTTAATTCTGATTGACTTGCTTCCAAGTCTAAGTTTGTTTGATAAAGAATTTCCTGTTGTGTTTGATATTGATTTGTTGACTTTGTTACATCGTCGGTATTTTTTAAAATCTTTTCCAACGAAAGAATATAAGCCAATCCAGCATCTTCACCAGCCGCGCCAAAAACATCTGCAATAACCGTCTGTAATTTATCGCCTGCAACCTCAGTGTCTCCCATTTTTCCGCTTACTAAGGACAAAGCCTCGGCGGTTGTTATTGAACCATTGTTTAAATTTTCAAATAACTCTCCTGTAAATTCTTCGCCAAATGCACCTATCAATGCGTCTTTGGAAGTTTTTGTTTGTTCTCTAATTCTTAATCCAAATTCCTTAACAACGTCTAAGCCCTTATCTGAGTAAATACCTTGATTTGCCGCCTCGATTGAAATGGCTAAATAATCTTTAATGCTTAATCCAGCTGCTGCAAATTGCGCTGGATATTCTTTTAAATTATCTAAGAACTCCCCATTACTATCTGCGCCCTTTCTAAATCCCGCCTCAATGGCATCCAATGCCTCATTGAAACCAATGCCTAATGCTTTGCTTGCCGTGTTGGCTGCGACGGTTATTTCATTTACATCTTTTTTATATGTGGTTGATATTGCTTTTGACTTGCTTACAAAGTCAGTCAATACGTTTCCTGTTGCCCCCGTAAATCCTGCAACCTGATTAGATAACTCTTTTGTTTCAGCAACCGATTCATTTATACTTTGAAATATTTCAGATATGCCACTAAAAAGAGTTAATGCTATTCCAATAGCTCCGAGCGATTTGTTAAACGCTCCTGTTGTTTGAGTTAATCCATTTATTCCCTGAGACAAGCCTCCTATTGTACCCGTCACTTGTCCTAATGTACCCCCCAGTTTCGGGAAGAATTGCCCCAATGCCTCCGTGTAACCACCGACGTTTCTTTGAAATTGCCCAACCGTGGCATCAATGCCTTTTAGCTTTTTATCAAGATTATTTATACTTACCAATAAATCTTTTGCCTCCTGACTTGATTCTTGCTCAGCCGCCGCCAAATCTTTGTATCGGTTTCGCTGGTCGTTTAACTCTTTGCTTAACTTTCGATACGCCCCGTTGGCTTTGTCGGTTGCGGTTATTTCTTCGTTGCGGCTTTTGATTTGCTCTTTAACAACTTTGTTAACCTCCATTTGCGCCGCCTTCAAATCAACTAACTTCGCTTCAAGTTTCTTGATTTCTTGAACGTCGGTTGTTTTCTTGATTTCCGCGTTTACGTCGGCAATGGCTCTTTTCAACTCCGTTGCCGTTTCAACCGTTTTGCCTAAGCCGTCTATTACTATTTGAAAACCTATTACTTTTGACATTATCCCTTTGTTACGCCGTTTACAATAACTTCATAATTTGCCCCATCGTAATGGGTATCAATGTTTATTCCTATGGTTGAGCCGCCAATAATATATTGAATCGTTGGTATCAACTTTTGCCCGTTCTGGAAAACAAGTACATTTGCATTCGTGTTTGATACCTGCGTTATCCCTGAGTTAACGGGTAATATAAGTACGTTGGTCATTGAGTTAAGGAACGGCGTATAAGATAACTGAATGTTTACCGTCGCTCCATTCGCCCCAACCAATCCACTGCCCGATCCTGTTACCGTGCCACCTTGCGGCGGTGCGCCTGCCAAAGTAATCGTATTTGATACTTTGCTTAAATCATTTACATTTGGCTTTTCATCGTATAAAATTACGGTTCTTGCTGGGCTATTACTTTTGGGATTGTATTCCAATTCCTGAATAATAAAATTAGAACTTCCTATCATTCCCTTGCGCCTGAATGACAGTTGCGTTATGTCCTTATTTTCCCATTTAACAAAGGTGGTATATTGCTTCCCAAGTTCAATGCGTTTGTATGTTTGAAGATGAAAAGTTTTAAAAACGCCTTGCATCACATTTGAATAATTCGTGACTTCATCGGAAAAGCTAAGGTTAAAATCACCGCCGCTCGGGTCATTGTAATTTACCATGAACGCCGCTGGAAAATCAAAAGCCGAAGCCGCTGAACTTGCTTCATCATATAAACGAACGTATCCGTCTAAGCCGCTGCGCCTGCCTGCGTAATAAAGCAAACGAGGTGCCAAGTTATAATTGGGTTCTGCATCTGGTACCGTGTTATAATCGTCACCGAAAACAAGGGGCATCTGCGCCCCATATATTCCACCCGTGGTAATCGCCACGTCGTTTATATGAATAGCTTTGGCGAAGAACTTTGTATAAAGAAATTCAATGCCATTTGGAAAACGATCCTCTGGAAAGTTGTAACCGCCTGAATAAATGTTAACCCCGCGCCTTGCTTCCTCTTTGTTCGTGGTATCATCATCCGTGGCATACGCCAGTACTTGACTTGATTTGTAATTATCAAGAATCGTCAATTCGCTTCCATCAATGTCACGGGTATTTAAGTCGTACTTATTCGTATCCTTAAAAAAGCCTTCAAAAGTTGTAAGGGTAATCGCGCCGCTGGCATTGGCTCGATACCTTACCGTGTAATTGTCCTTTGGGTATGCGTACACTTGTTTGCTTAGTACGTCGGTCTCCCATGCTAAATTAAAAATAGTTGTTAAGTCAGCTATAATATCCTTTACATACCAACTATTAGGTATTATGTATTCCAAATTTACGGTTTCGCCTTGCTCTAATCCTTCCTTTTGTGCTACCACAGAAAACGAACCACCGATAACTAAGTTAAATGTGACGTTCTCGTATCTCAGCCGCATTTTAACCGTGTCCCCTGCCACCAAGTCCCCCAGGAATTCAAGCGCAATAGAATCATTCAATGATGTTTCATTGGTCAAATCGTACGTTGAAACATTGTTTCCGTTGACTTCAAAGAAAAGAATTAGTTCTGCAAATTGGTTTAAGTCACCGATGGAAGCCGTTAAGGTAACGTTTAACTCAGCGATTAACTCGTATAACGCATTTATCGGCACGGTATAAACGCCGCCTGAATAATTGCCCCCTGTGTCAAAGTTGGGTGATGTTGTTTCGTTTGTAAATGCAATGTCAATCGTTCCGTAATCACCTGAGGAATAAACGAAGGACGAAGGCGAAGGATTGGAAGCCCTAAGGTTTACAAAGTCTTTTATATAATCAGCATCCAAGTTAAGCCCCATTGGAATAATCAAACGGCTGAAAGGATCGGTTTTAAAAATGCTGTTTAATTGGTATCCTTTATTTTGAAACGCCTTTTCCAATATTTGCCAAATGAAAATGGCAGGCGTCAACTCATTGTCAACGATGTACGTTTCATTCTCCCATGCTTTCCATTTCATCAAGATGAAACAATGTTCCGAAGTCAATGGATTATAATTGGTTTTTACCGTTGCTGTGGAAACGGTTATGTCCTGCCAACCAAGTGACCTGACTAAAATGTTACCAACGTCTGCGAACCAATCCGCATTGTTTCCAATCAATGCAACCTTGTAATTATTCGCTTTGAATCCGTGGTTCATCGCGTTCAATTCGCCTGAATCCAACCTTGCTTTCCCTGTGAGAATTGGCACGCCATTTGCCTCAAGTCTTGCGGGAAGTAATTTGTAAGCATTGGTTACAATGACATTTGGCGTTTCAATGTTTTCAAAAATATCAATGTTTGTCTTTGTGCCTGGTAATGTTACATTCCTTTTCGAGTGCGCTCCTGATATGTTACCAAGCTCAATGTTTTCAATGGAATAATCAATGGTGACATTGACATCCTTTTGGTTTAAATCGACCTCTTGATTATTTATAAATAATTTTATCATAGCTGAGCGACTGGCGTATTTTGGTAAATGATTTCAAAGGTAACACCAATGTCCGTCGCCCTGTTGTTATCCGTGTTTATCTCCCCGTTGGCAATGGTGACGTTTACGTATTTTCCATTCTCTACAATGTACACCTCAGGGGAATCAAACATTGTGGCAATATACAACGCATCCTCATGACTTACCGCCACCGTGACCGTCTTACTTTTGTTTAACCTTTGATTAATCTTAATTACATTTTTGTCATACGTGTTTGCCTTTGGACTTGCGGCAATGTTCCACCGTTGCGCAAGGTTAATCGTGTCCGCGTTGCTTGTTTGCTTGTCAATCATTAAGCCCGTAAACTGGTAACTTTCCGCGCCTCCATGCTTACCGAACCAATGAAGCTCGATGTTATCGTTGCAATTTGGATAAATGTAAATACGTTGCCTTTCGCTTCGCCGCGTGAATACACCATCGTATGAGCCAACGGACACGTCGTAATAATCGTAAAGATCTGGGTTGGTTGGGAAATTGCCAGCATGAAAAATGGCTGTCTTTCCAAAAATATTTGAAACGCCAACGGACAACGAATATAAATTATTGTTAGCCGTGGAGTTTAAATTATCAACAATCGTAACGGCTGAAGAACCTGACTTAAAATAAAATTCAAATTGAGCCGCGTTGGTTCCACGCCCCAAGTAGCTTAGGAATATATTGCCCGATGAATTGCATTTAATAAAATCATTCCTTTGTGTAAGGAATAAGAAAGGATTTGCCGAGGGTTGATAAAAATCCCCCATGTCGTATTTCCCATCCACAAACAATGAAGGCAACACGTATGCCGTCGTACTGCTTTGCGCTGCCGTGGAGGTAACGACGAAGCCCGATGAATTAATCGTTTGATTAAAAGCCGTGCAATACAATGATGAAATAACGTCCGTATTATTTGTAAGACTGAACCCGTAAAGGTTTCCGAAGAAACTTGTTTTGGCGTTTGTCTTTGGCGCAAGTTGAGTAATCAAGAACGATTGGACATTTGTGTCAAACACCGCAGACGTTCCACTTGTTCCCGTTTGAGCCGCCAAGAAAGAACCTTCCAATGTTCCATCAAGATAAACATTGACTTGCTGTTGGATAACGCCCGACGGTTCAATGGAACGAAACGCCACGGGGTAAAGGCTACTTGAAATGGTATCGGGGTTTATCGTGTAACTCATCTGTTTAAAATTGATTTGTAAAATGTTTCAACCGTGGTTTCAATGCTGTATGTAATCGCCCTGTTTATCAACTCAGTCATTTCAGCCTCCTTCTTATCCAATGCCTCTTCGATGAATCCCGTGCGCTTTCCCGTTTGGCTAAACCGTTTGCTTCCTATTGTTGGCATCCCTTCCTTTTTATGCTTTGAGGCAATAGCGAAGGCGATACCCTTTGCCTCTTTGTCGCTTTTACCCATGCGTTTTTTAACGTAATCAATCAAGCCCGAAATGTACTTGCTTGTTTTGTTTCCGCTGCCTGGGTAATACGGTATACGTGCCGCCGTGACCCCTGAATTATTTATCGCCATGTAATCAGGAACAAAGCCCTCAATGATAATCTTATCGGTTTCCATTTTTATAACCGTTTCCATGTTCTTTATAGCTGCCCCCGTCAAGTTATGCCCTTGCGCCTTCCACTCATTCGCCACGGCTTCAATTGCCATTTGCGCAATGTCATCCGCCAACCTTTGCAACTCGTCTAACATGATGAAATAACATTTAAGTTGAACGTCGCCTGTACACTTATTAACCTTTGTATTGAGGAAAAACTGTCCAATGTCATTTGAACGCCTTCGGAGATATTACCAGCCTGCTTATTGGTATTTATTTGCAACATGAATTTTTCAGCCAACACCGTCAAGTCTGACCACTTTTCTATTTGCGTATCCTCGTTAACTGTTCCGTCTTCATTGTAACCAAGCAAGTCATCAAAGAACAAAGTAATTTGATACACGTCGCGTCGTGTTATCGGGTTGTTGGTAAGCGTTGGCACGGCAAAGAAAACCCTGGGGAATAAGTTTGTACTGTTTTCGCCAACTGAATCGTAATCCTGTGACCGCGTCCTGTCCGACGGCCAACCGAATGAAAAGCCGTTTAACCCTTGCGTTGCGTCCGTGGTACTTTTGAACAAGTCTGCTATTTCTAATAGTGTCATTTCTTTTGCTTTTGTATCTCATTGTAAAGGTTATCCTCAGCCGCTTTGCTTGCAAGGTATTGAAAGACCTCATATAAATTTGCCCTTTCGCTTGATTGTAAGGGCGTGAACCCTGTCAAGTTAAACAAGCCGCACTCAGCTATTTTCTTAATTGTCAAGTACCAACCATACTTGTCATTTAATTGTCGTGAAGCACTGGCATACTTTGCATCGCCTTTTTGAGCATAGAGGTCTGCAAATCGGTTGTATAATTCTCGCTTAACTTCGTCAAAAAAAAACCAATTTCAAAGCCAACTTGTAATGGCAATTTTAAAAAGTCAATGCAATTCCTTTGAAAAACTTCATCGCTGTATGCCTCATCCTTTTTCCTCAGCAACACGGCGATAACATGAAGCAAGCCCTGAGCATCATTGTTTTGAATTGCTTTCCGTCCCTTGTCAAATTGCGCTGCCTCAGCAAATTCAAGCAACGTGGATTTTGACATTAACTTATCAGGTAAATAATACAAAGTGCCATTGAAGTCGTATATCTGTTTATACTTAAGTTCTTCGGGTACGCTTATCGCATTGAGTATCTTTGTAAACATGAAGGTAAGGTATTTTAACTCCAGACTTTCGGCAACTTTGCCATAACAAGCATCTAAAGGAATGCCAGTAAAATAATTTACCACCTTTGCCATGTACGGGTATTTTACCTGAGCCTCCCAGACTTCGTCCATGATGTCAAAACACTTGTACAATGCCTTTTGATTTGCATTAAATTGGTCAATCAATGCAGGAAGGAAACGACGTACATTGTCTTTGACATCTTTTGTCAAAAGGATTATTTCACATTCCTGAACCACGTCCGCCCACAATTTAAGTAAGTCAACGCCAAGCTTCTTTGCATACGGTTTAATTTTTTCATACGCCGCGATCATTTGCTTTTGTGCTATCAAGGCATCAAGTTCAACCTCGGGGTATTGAGGCAAAATAAACTTATGGAAGTAAACATATTGTTCCAGTGTTATATCCGCTGCCGTTTCAGGATAAAAATACTTTGTATCTGAATGCGATAAATGAAATTGTACCATTATTTGCGCCTGTTTTTTCTTGTTGGTTCTGGAATGTTATCTGCGATTATTGCGCTTGGTTCAACGCCTTTTACATTTTCTTTAACCTCTGGGGTTAATGCTTTTGCATGGCTAACAAGTGGCAAAGATTCAGGGCGTTGCAATTCCCTGTACCTTCCCGTGCCTGTCAACCGTACCGCCTTTTCCAAGTGGGAGCGAAGGAGTAGCAATTGTTTCCTTCGCATCGGGTTTTCTTGTATCTCTTTGGTTATTTCCTCAATCAGGTGAATGATGTAAACCGCCTTTTCGTTGTTCGTCATTTCGTTATTATGTTTTTTAAATGCAGCTCAACTTCGAACCAGTACGCCGTGTTTTCATCCACGTCTGAGCCAAGTTGTCCGCAAATCGTTTGATTATTACTTATAATTACGTCGGTCAAAAGCAAGGCTATTTTCTTTGCCTCCAGCCAACTGTCGTATTCACCCGTCACCACGTGCCTATATGGCAATGTGTCGTAAATTATCAAATGCAATTCCCTTGCTTTTTCCTTTGGTGTCATATCTTTTTAATTAAATGCTAAAACGTCCGAGCCTTCCAAAAGCCTCATGCACCCGTAGCGAAGTGCGTCAATCCCGTGGTTATCCGCGTCCATTGGTGTCGAAGATTTCTTATCGTTCCAAATATAATTTCTTAACTCATACTTTAAATTATACGATTCCTCAGTCACCACAATGGTAAAATCAGACATTTTCTTAATCCCATCCACCACGCTGCCAGCATACTTTTCCGTCTTATGCACGTTGATACCATTTGAGGTAAGCGCGTCAATCAACCGTGGCTCACTTGTATCAGCCACAACCATGGAATCAACTTCAATACTATTCCTAATCTTTGTCAAAACCATGTCATAAGAAAGGCTTTGTTCGTAAATGATTTCCTTTACATATATCTTATTTGCCGTGGTATCAACCGCAACTTTGACAAGTGCCAAAGGATCGGGATAAAAACCGAAGTCAAGCCCGTAGGCAAAAGGCAAAGAGTTATCAAATTCGCCTTCCACCCAATTCGGAAATACAACGCCTTGCTTCTTATCTAGCCATTTGCCCAAGAACCTGTGAGCGTATGCCTCTGGTGACTTGCTTTTTATTGCCTCAATCTTTGCGATGTAATCCTTACTTATGTTATGGTAGTTATCCAAGTACGTTGTATGAATGTGGGTTATGTCCTCATGTGTACTAATAGGAATCGCGTGCCCGTCAATCGTCTCCATGCGGTGCGATTTTTCAAACCACCGCTTCCAAATCCAGTGTTCCACATCCTGAGGGTTCATCACCAAGATAACAATGTTTGGCGTATCAGGCATACGGATTGATTCGTCAATGGTATCAAAGTCCTTTTCGCTTACGAACTCCTCAGCCTCGTCCACGATGAACACATTCAACGCGGGTATCGATTTTAACTTTGCCGTTTGATTTCCGCTGCTTGTTTTGATACCTGAAAAGATTATTTCGCTCTTTGTTACCTTGTGGCTTATCTGTGCGTTTGTCATATTGAACTCGTCACCAACGCCGAGCAAGTCAATCTTTTCCCTGAACTCTGGGATAACAGAAATATTGGCACTTGATAACGTATACCGGGTAAACAGCACCTTCCAATTTTTATAAGCCAATAACATATTACAAGCCCAAAGCCCCACGGTAAAGGACTTTGCCGAACCACGCCCCCCAGTGATGAGGAAGTAACGCGTTTGCGGTTGCCAAAGGGCTTGGTATTTGTCACTAACCTTTATCTGCATTTATACTGATTCGTTCAACTCATTTTCCTCGTAAATAATATCCATGCCATATTGCAAAGCAACTTCATGCTCAATTTTACAACCACGTGCATTTTCCCAGCCTTTTGCAAAATAAGCCTTATGACAAAGACTCATGTTTTCTATTGACTTTGCTAAAAAACATAAAGGTATTTGAACAACCCCTCTTGAACTCATTGATTCTTTTGAATACCATTCATCTTGAAAATATGTATTTACAACCTCCAAGTTTTCTTTTTTAGCATATTCAAGAAACCTATTTCTTGTTTCAACAATTTGCTCATGTGTCAAGCCATTCATTGGCTGACTAATCATTATTTTTTTCATTGTTATTATTTTCCTTTGTAAATATAATCGTTGGCACGGTCACCTTTTCCCCTTGCGTCGTGATATCAATGTTTTGCTTTGCCTTCCCGTAAGCCCTGTCCAAAAGCAACTGTGCCGCTTTGATATCACCCTTTGCCGCCTGTTCGCGAAGCTTCATGATAATGGCTTCGGCTGCCGTGATACCGTCTTTTTCCTGCCCCATGACATTTGCCATTATCAAGTCAAGGGCTGGGAGCTTCTTGGGGCGACCGTGCGGATTTGCGTTGTTTCCCTTTGGAAATGGTTTCAAGTTATCTTTATGTTTCGGGTTGTTTGCCATTTTCACGGTTTTATCGCGTTATTCAAGAGCTTTAATCAATGCAGATTCAAGCGACTTGCTATCTATTTGTTTCAACCTTGCGACAACGTTTTTATAATCCAAAGCATTGAAATTTAATTCAAGCGTTTTAAAATCATCCTCCTCCTTGCTTTGTTCCTCCTTCACTTCTTCATCGTAAAACGGTATCTCCAAGCCCCACGCTTCCAAGTCCACCACGTCCCAATCGTTCGCCAAAGTGTCCCAGTCCCAACTGCCCGTGTTTGCGTTTAATCTAATGTTCAATTCCTTTTCGTCTGCCTCATTCAAATCCACGATAACGCATTCAATTTCCTTAATGCCAAGTTTCTTCAACTCCCGAACACGGAAATGACCGCCTACGATGTAACCCGTTTGTTTGTTGAAAATAATCGGTTCAACCATGCCAAACTTTTCAAGGCTTTCCTTCAAATGCTTTTCCTGCTTTGCCGTGCTTTGCCGTGGGTTGTAAGGCGCTGGTATTAAATCGGCAATTTGCTTTTTTTCAATTATCATATTTAGAATAATAAATATTTAAATGATTCAAACAAAGCAAAAAATAGAAAGGCAAATAAAAGAATAGTTGCCACAACGTTTAATATTAAACCAATGCCACATACAATGTATGTTAAAATGTCATCTTTCTTCATGCCTCCCTGCTTTTTAAAAAGAGTTGGTAAACATCGGTAAATGAATATTGGAAAGGATTATCATAATTTTCCCATATTTTTGTCGTGTAATTAAATTCCCAATTATTAGCCAAAAGCCATATAGAAAAATCTTCCATGATTTCCATATTTTCTCCTGCTGTTGTCATTATATTCCTTTTAACACTTGTTTACGTTTGTTGTTGACTGTGAGCAAATTTCGCTCCGTCAAAAGCCATTTCCTTCCTGCCTGCAAAGTGTTGAAATAATTATAATCCATTTCCAAATCCTGTTTAAATTGCCCTGTTAAATCGTCCGAGCCCTCGTACAACCGAACGCCTGGAACATTGAACTCCGTTATTTCCTTTGGTGCATAAGGAATGCAACCTGTGACTAGCATTTCCATCGCAAAGTTATTTGACTTACTTTGGTTAAAATTGTCATTTGTCAATGGAAACACGGCGTAATGTGCCGCACTGTTTTTGATAAGCTCGAAGTATTGGAAAAGTGAATTGTTCCACGGTATCACCTTAACATTTGGGTACAATGTTTTTCCGAGCCACTCAGGGATTCCAATGAATGCAACCTCGGTGTCTTTGCGTTCACTGACATAATGCCAAAATATATCCACCGTTTTCAAGTCCTCAATGTGTGTCATGGAACCACGCCACAACACGCGTTTAACCTTTGCCTCAAGCTTATCAGGCGACACGGGGCAAAGCGGCGTTACTTGAAAGTCAATGGCATTTGGAATAACCATTATTTTACTTTCGTCAAAGAATTGCTTATAAAACTCTTTGAGAAAGGGTGTTGATACAATGGTAAAATCAGCATACTTAAAAGCCCTTTCAACCGATTCCTTTACCTGAGGTTTTCCGAAGTGTGCCGACGCTGGATTCGCGGCGTTAAGCTCATGCAATAAATCGTCGTGGTCGAGAATGATTTTCTTTCCCATCTTCTTCGCCTCCGCGATCATTGATAACATGCCGTCACCATTGGGGCGTTGGAAAAGGATAACGTCAACGTCGTAAAAATCGTACCATTTTACGGTTTCAGGATTCAAATACGTAATGGTTAGATTTACCATTTGGGAGCGAAGCCGCATGAATGGATTAACCGAACGATAATAGTCGGTCGTTGGGCTAGTTAAATTAGTTACAATGCCTAACCTCATTTGTGATTCTTTTGGTATGTGTCCAATAAAAGGTTTAATACTTCCTCCATCGAGTGTTTGACATTCGTTTCCTTCCAAAGTTGAAATTGCAAATCAAGCAACTTCTTTCTTATTTTTTCGTCCCGATAGCTTACCGAAAACACGGCAGGCGTTTGTTTATTCACATTCATTTTTCTTTTCTTTTAACCTGTAATAACGTTCCATTTGGTATTTATTCACCCTCTCTTTGTTTGCTTGATACCACGCTTGATTTCTTAGTTTTTTTTCAGCCTTTTTCTCAGGCGATTGATTCTGGTGATAAAGCCTAAAATATTCCCTTAACTTTTGCTTTTGATACTCGGTCATATTTTCCCGATACTGCTTTTGATACTCAGGTGTCATATTAAAATGGGAATGGTTCGTCGGCGTTTAATTCTTTTTTTAATTCCTGTGCAACTGGATTCGTCAATGGATTAACATAACCGCCAGACGTGTTCTCCCCAGCCGTTGCCTTGCCTCCAAACTCAATGTTATTTACCATACACCGAATAATCCCCGTGGGTTCTCCATTTTTCATGTACGCATTCACTCCGCCTGTTCCTTCCACGACTATATAAGTACCTTTTAGCAAGTGCGGTGCAAGTTTTGAACCACGCTCACCCCACATTGAACACGTCACCCAAACCGTCTTTTCCGTGGGATTATTACCAAACGTCTTTTCCGTGTGTGCCACCGAGAAAGAGCAAACGGTTGTATCGCCAACTGACTTGATTTCAGCATCCTGACCAATGCGACCTGCGATTATTAATTTTATCATTGTATTTGTTTTAAATAATTATCATAAAGGTTTGCTAATTGCAAAGTTTTCTTCTTAAGACCAACCTTTTTATTATCAGGTATATTCGATAATTTAATTATTTCTAACAAACGATCTTTACCACCAGCATTTATAAAGCCAGTTAATTCAAGCAAATATTTAACGGGTCTTTTTGTATTTGCCTTTAAATACACAAACAAATCCTTTATTTGCTCAACCTCGGTTATCTTTTCGGTTATCATAATCTTATTTTCTTTCTGCAAAGATAATAATTTATTTGTTATTAAATTTAAAATATTTTTTAAGAATATATTTGTAACTTTGCAACCTTCTTCCTGCCCTCAGGAACATGGTTACCATTTCGGTGACGTCAACAAAATGATAAAAACATGGAACTAATTATTTTAATATTACTAACTGCCTTTATTTTTGGTTCAACTGACAAATCAGAGTATCAAATTAAAAAAGAAGCAGATAAATTGCCTCCTTTTACAAAACAAGAAGCAATAAATTATTATTATAAAGAACTTTTAGGAAAATAATTTAATGTTTAACAAATGATTGATAACAAATTTTTCTTCGACAAATCCGTTGAGCTTGGTTTTACCACCACGGATTATGAAGCCCTGGTTAACTTGCATACCAACGGCGCAAGGGTTTTACAAAGTTTGGGCTGCGAAAGTGTTTTTGAATTCGGCTCAGGGCTTGGATTCTTTTTATCCGCGTGTCAGCGCGTTGGCTTAGACCATATTGGTTACGACATTAACCCGTATGAAAGGGAATTTGCGATAAGCAAGGGGATTTGGCCAATGAATTATATATTGGCTTATGGAGAATTAATATTGATAGGCAGTTACGATGCCATTTATTCGACTGAGGTATTTGAACACATGACCGACAAAGAAATAGAACAAGTTATGCCTATTTTGTCTCAAGTTTGTAAAAAGTACTTTTATTTTACCTCCACGCCTTATGCCTCAGTTGATCCAGCGTTCGACATTGAATGGGGGCATATTAACCTGAAGCAAAAGGAACAATGGGTTGCCTTGTTTCATCGCCACGGTTTTGACTTGCTGAGGGAAACAACGGAGGTAACGCCGTGGGGATTGTTGTTCGTTAAACGGGAGGGAAAAAACTAAAGGAAATGATTAATGAATTTATTATATTAAGATTAAAGGTGTATGAAATATGCTTAATTTTTCATGAAGTCATGCCAGGCGATTATGAATTTATTGACTTAAACGATATTTCAATTTCTTTAGATAATGATGAAGGAGAAATAAAAGTTAGAAGTAATTTGCATTTTGATAATGCAGAACATTTAGCATTTGGAATTGAATGGCTCAATATGTCTAATGAAGAAATTATTAAAATTGCGAAAAAATTAAAATACCTAACAAAAAATTAGTAAATGGCAAACTTCATCAAAGCAGCCTTGGACAAGGTTTTGACATACATAACTCCGCCAGCCATTGTAAAATACATGGAAATGCAAAGCGCACTGGGGAATCCAGGGTGGAAAAAAAAGAGGGGAAAGTAAAATTTATTTATTATCTTTGTATTATTCTTTTGAATGGCGTAGCAGGTATTCAAAAGGAAATTGGAACAAACCATTGTTCTAACCTTTGCCAACGAACTGCTACTCGTTGGCATTTTTTTTTACATCATGCAAATATTAAAAGAACTTGAAGTCTTAATCCCACCGTTAACAAGTGAGGAATTTAAGCAACTGGAACGTAACATTCTGGAGGAGGGAATCCGCGACCCATTGGTGACGTGGAACGGCATTTTGGTTGATGGACACAACAGGTACAGGATTGCAACGGAGTACGACATTGATTTTGAAACCGTGGAAAAGGAATTTGCCGACATGAACGCGGTAAAGGAATGGATGATTAATAACCAATTCGGGAGAAGGAATTTAAACAATTACCAACGAAGCGTTTTAGCCTTGCAACTTGAAGACGTGTTTAAGGCGAAGGCAAAGGAAAATCAAATAAGAAAACCTGATTTTGTTCCGCTGAAATCAGCTGAACAAAAAATTGAAACACGGCAGGAAATTGCAAAAATTGCAAACGTCGGACATGATACGATAAGCAAGGTAAAGAAGATTGAAGCCTTTGCCTCTCCTGAAATCAAGGCAAAGGTAAGCACTGGGCAAATAAGCATTAACGAGGCATTTAAGGAAATTAAGAAGGAGGAGAAGGAAATTAATTTTATCGAAAAGAAAAAAGAATTTAATAAAGAGATTTTGCATGATGAAAAATACAAGGCAAAGTTTATTATTGGAAATAGCATTGACATTTTAAATAATAATGTATTTGAACCAATAAGTTTATTTTTAAGCGACCCTCCTTATGGCATGGATTTTAAAAGCGGTTTCGATTATGATAACAAATGGGACAAAATAGATAATGATAAAATAGAAGATACTTTGATTGTTTTAGATAAAGTATTCGAGGCTTCAAAAAAGCATTTAAAAGACGATGCGCACATTTATATTTTTGGGAATCCAAACGAACTGGAAAAAATAAAGCCAGTTTTCAATAAGTATTTTAAACTTAAAAATATATTGATTTGGGACAGGGAAGTTATCGGTATGGGTGACTTAAAAACATACGGCAGGTCTTATGACATTGTTTTGTTTGGGTATAATGAAACATGGAAAGATTTAAACGGAAATAGAGATAGGGATATTTTAAGATTTAATCGAGTTGCTCCAAATAATTTAACTCACCCAACCGAAAAGCCTTTGGATATATTAGAATATTTGATTAAAAAATCAAGTAATGAAGGTGATTATATTTTAGATCCTTTTGCTGGAAGTTTCAGTACTTGTAAAGCCGCCAAAAATATAAACCGTAATTCATACGGTATTGAATTACAAGAAAAATATTTACCCAATGGACGATAAGTTTAAACAAGGTTTTGACGGAGAAGCAATTGTTCGCCAGATTTTAAAAGATTGTAAACATCAATTTGGTCAAATTGATTTAGTAAGTGTGGATAAAAAAGATGGTAAAATTTATATTTGGGAAATTAAACATCAACAAAGATTTAAGGCGCCTCCATTTGATGGTCATGGCTTACCTCCTTATCAATTTAACTTTAGATTGAAAATTGCAAGACTTACAGGAATGATTCCATTTTTATTAATAATTGAACCCGAAATAGATTTGAAAGGAGAAAGAAATATGTTTTATCAAAATATGTTCACTTTAGAAGCATTAGGCGACGATAAAAAATTTATTACAGGAGGAGATAAGAAAAGATTAATTTTTAATATTGACTCTTTTTTTCGGTATAAAATACCAAAATCTAAAAATAAATAAACTTTTTTCCTTATCTTTAATCATTCTTTTGAACGAGGTGCAAGTCATTCAAAAGAACTTCGGGACAATATCCGCATTGTTTCAACTAACCCAGTAGCCTTGCACCTGCTGGGTTTTTTTATACATTTTTATGAATAAGTTAAATAACAAAATCAAGGATAATTTTACCATTATCCCCAATGACATTATCCGAAACAAAAGCCTGAGCGACCGTGCCCGTTTCATTTTCTGTTACATGGCTTCCATGCCAGACGATTGGAAATTTTATCAAGGCGCAATGGCAAAGGAACTTGGATACACAAAGGATACATTGAGAAAATACATTGAAGAACTTTTGACAACGGGTTACCTTCATCGGGAACAAAGAAGGGAAACGGGTAAATTTGATAGTTACGATTATACCCTGAATTTTACACCGAGTGGTAAAAAAGCCGACACGGTAAAAATCCGCAACGGAGAAAAACCGACACGGGAAAAGTCGGCACTAATAAATAAAGACTTAGAACAAAGAAAGATTATAACAAATATAGACTTTGAACAAAGTATTGAAAATCCTTCGGAATTTTCGCACTTTACAAAAGTTGAAACAAATGATTATCCAAATGTCCAAAGCCCCAAAGTAAACCCGTTTACTATTGTTTCCCTTGTTGAAAAAGAAAAAGAAAAAAGCAGGCGAAAAAAAGAAAAAGAAAATGAACCCCGAGCCGACCGCCAACCCTCCCCCACGTACGCCGCCTTTTCCGTGTTTTGCCAAACCTTTGAATCGTTATCTGGTGCAGCATACCCAACCGACCAGAACGGACATTACATAATGATGCCAAAAGACGCGGGGCAAATGGGAAACCTCATGCGTTACATTGACAAAATAGATAAGCAGGGCAATAGCATTGAGGCATTGAAGGTGTTTATCCAAGCCGCGTGGTCATTGAATGACAAATGGCTGAGGGCAAATTTCACCATATCAAATTTATACTCCCAAGCCTCAAAGATATTTACCGCGTACCAAACGACAAGCCCAGCGGCGAAGGACAAAGCGTATAATGACAGGATTCAGGAGTTGCTTGCAGAACGCATGGCAAAGTTTCAAGATTAATAAAACCAACCAATTATGAACAATTTACCAATGATTGCAAACCGCGTGGAAGAGAAAATACAAGACGTGCAGCTTGTTATCCAAAACCGCGAGCTCAG